CTATACTCAAATTGCTTCTACAGATGGTTTAATTTCTTCTGGCTCTGGCGGAGGCGGTTCAGACTTTACTATTCCAGGTAGTGGCGGTTCTGGACTTGTTATTATCAGATACCCTATTTAACAGAAGGAATCAAATGACAAATAAAAATACAAACGTAACGCAGTGTTTTAGCTATGAAGTAAAAATGCTTGTTCATATCATTGCCGATGACGAGAAGTCAGCAAAAACACAATTAGATGAAAAGGGTGGCATTGTAACTAAACGCGACGTTAAGTTACTTAATGCATCCATTCTTTATGGCGAAGAAAAGGAAAAGGAATAATGGCTCATTTTGCTAAAGTAGTAGATGGGGTTGTTGAGCAAGTTATTGTTGCCGATGACCAAGCATGGTGTGAATCAAATCTTGGCGGAACATGGGTTCAGACTTCATATAATACCTACGGTGGAAAGCATAAGCTAGGCGGTACTCCGCTAAGAAAAAACTATGCTGGAATTGGTTATGAATATAATTCAGAGCTAGATGCTTTTATTGCACCAAAGCCTTTTGATTCATGGACATTGAACCAAGAGTCATGTTTATGGGAAGCCCCTACTCCAATGCCAGAAGATGGCAAGTTGTATAACTGGGATGAATCCACGTTAACGTGGGTTGAAGTTCAGTAATATTAATTAATTAATAATAACCCCTGAGCATGGGTATAAACTGTTCTATTTTTATTTCCCAAAGGAGAATCATGAAGTTATCTAAAAAGCAAGTATCAGCAATTAAGTCATACCTACGTGCAGTGCTTGCATCTGCAATCGTACTTGGCATTGCATTGTTAACAGACTTAGCCCCACAGTATGCCGTCATCATCGGTGCAGTTGCTGCACCTCTTGCCAAGTGGGCAGATAAGAATGAGGCAGAGTTCGGAATCGGGTCTAAAGAATAATGTCTACCAACGAATGGGCTGGTATCGCTGTTGCGGTTACCACAATAATTGCCAGTTTTGCTGGTGCTGTTCGTTGGTTGGTTAAGCATTACCTTGCTGAACTCAAGCCGAATTCTGGCTCAAGTATGCGTGACTCACTCGACAGATTAGAACGCAGAGTCGACGAACTATTTACAATCATAGCGGGGAAGTAATGAGCCTACTAGATATAGCAAAAGCAGAGATTGGTACTAACGAAGTACCAGTTAATAAAACTAAGTACGGAAAGTGGTATGGCTTAAATGGTCAACCATGGTGCGCCATGTTCGTTTCGTGGTGCTTTAACCAAGCTGGGTTATCTAAGTCTATTGCTGCACAAACACCAAAAGGATTTGCATCTTGCGATGCAGGGCTTAAGTGGTTTGCTAAGAAGAATAAACTTGTACCAGTTGGTCAAGCACAACCTGGAGACATTGTCTTCTTTCAGTTTGATGAAGATGCACAGGCAGACCACGTAGGGATTGTTACTTACAACAACAGATTAACAAAGAACCTCAACTGCATTGAGGGAAATACATCCAGCGGTAACGCTGGCAGCCAGTCCAATGGCGACGGCGTATATAAAAGAAAGCGTTCATACTCGCTGGTAATGGCAGTAGCTCGTCCATAGTATAAGGAGTAAGCGTGGCAACAAATAACAAAGCACTTGTTGGTGACCTTCCGATTATCCTTAGCCAGTCGATTCCGACTGCGCTTGTAAAGTATAAGAGAGAAGACTTTGCTGCAAGCTATGCTATTGGTAATACTCCATGGCTATCTGCAGCCAATGACCAGAACCGTATTAGTCGTATCACGACTACATACCAGAAGGAACGTATCGACCAGGGTTCATCCGCTGGCGAAAACTCTTTGTCTAACTGGTGGCTTCGGTCTGCTACATCATGGCATCATGGTGCTGGCGAACGTTACTACGATGCTGAAGCATCAGACTTGTTTAGATTCTATGAGTCAAGCAACATAGATGTATGGACACAGGGCGAACTCAAACTTCTTAAGAAGACAACCAACGTTAGTACGGCATCGGTTAACAGCCCCGCTACGGTAACAGGTGGAACATTCTATACATCTGGAAACAACGTATTCTTTTTTAACCAGTCAACTTCAACCAGCACATCAACCAGTTTACCTGGTGGTGCTGTAGCACAGAAGATTACATCCGACGGCGCTGTTGGAATTGTTGGCGCAAGCGATGGTATCTATATCGTTACGACAGCTATGGCTGTCAGTAAGATTTGGAGCAAGCCAAGTTCAAATACAACATGGACTGTTCAAGCAATTGGTTACGTCAAAGATAGAATCGTCGTCGGTGTCCAATTAGATTCTGGCGAAGCCAACACATACGAACTGAGTAGAAACCCATCATCGCCACCTAAGACAGTAAGCACAACAGAACTTAGATATTCATTCCCTAACACAACATTAAATTATGTTTCAATTGCAGAGTTAAACTCTTCAATCATTGTTGGCTATACGGTTGGTATCTATTCAAGAATCCATAGCCATGCTCTCGATGAGGCATCACCATTGGCAGCAATCAAAGAACCAATTGTTGTAGCCGAACTGCCACGTGGTGAAACCCTTAACCAGTTTAGAACCTACCTTAATGAGTATGTTGTACTGGCAACTAGCTCTGGTCTTCGTATTGGTACACAATCAACTGATGGGTTGGGGTTTACATATGGACCACTTACTATCGACACGGAAGTAAAAGATGTAGCGTTTAATGATTCGTATGTATATGCCACACGTTCCTATAACAATACCGCTGGTCTATGGCGTATTGATTTAGGTACACCCCTTGGCAGTAGTTATGCATATGCATCCGACTTGTCTATAACTTCTGGGTCTGCAACTGGCGTTGCATTTATTGGAACATCTGGTCGTAAGTTTATTACCGCTACCTCTGGAGTATGGACTGAATCAGCAACAGAGCTAGAACAAACTGGATTCTTAAAATCTGGCTGGATTCGTTGGGGTACAGCAGAAAAGAAGCAGCCAGTATCAATTGCTATTCGTGCAACAGGTACAGGTGGAACAGTTAACTTTACGGTTGAAGACCAAGAAAGTCGCTCATCTGGTATTGGTGCTGTCCCGCTGACAGGGTCTAACGACGTGCAGTTATCTGCTGCGTTGCAGCCAGCCGACCACTTTGAAATTACAGTAACTCTTAACCGCAGTACCAGTAGTGCAACAGTTGGACCAACACTAGAAGAGTGGCAGTGTCGTGCATTGCCAGCACCTCTACGTTCAAGAACCATTACGGTTCCACTGTTGTGCTACGAAGAAGAGCGTGACTCTAATGGAGTCACTCGTGTCTCATCACCAGCAGAAAGAGTCAAGTATCTAGAACGTATTGAGCAGAACGGTGGAGCAGTATTGTTCCAAGACTTCTCATGGGAAGAAGAACGTGTATGCACTATTCGTGCTATTCAGTTTGAGCAGAACTCGCCACCACCATTTGCCAGTGGCTTTGGTGGAATTGTTACCGTTCAATTGCAGACAATTGATACGGAGCAGGCGATTCAGTAATGGAACAGAACAAGTTAATATCACTAGTATCACCAGGTGAAAGAAGTGAGTTAGTCAATAAGGTCAGGCTAGCTCTTAATGTTGCTGGCGATGATGTGTTGGATGCTCCTCTAGCCGAAGTGCTTAAGGGTTTGCAGCACCAGCTTTCCATCCCAGCAGTCGGGTGCATCAATATAGCCACGCTGGATGCGCTCGCAGTTGCTCCACCAGAATGGTAGGGCGAGAAGAGAGGGGGAATCAGAAATGGTTCCCCCTCTTTTTTTATTTTCCAAGGGTTTACCACGGCTTGCCATCAGGCAAGCCTTTCCCGCCCACCACCCCTCAACCCTATCAGATTATTGGTAATAATCTTTGGCGTGTCGTTGCTCGGTTTATCCTGACCGTTTGGTACAATTGTCGGCATGAATCAACTTCCTCCTCATCGGTCTTACAGTCAGCTTACAACGTGGCAGTCCTGCCCTCAGAAATACTTCCTGAGTAAAGTAGCCATGGTTCCAGAGAAGCCAGCAGTATACCTGGCTGCAGGGTCTGCAGTCCACAGTATGATTGAGTGGTTGAATCATGAGTTCTACAAGCAGCAGCAGGCGAATGATTGACCAACGCGGTATACCCAGTAATGAGTGTATCAATTGCGGTAGCAATGTCCAAGTAGTTCGTGCTATATTTCAAGACTACGAATTGGTTATGTGGTTTACTGATAGCTTCTGCGGTACTTGTGGTTCTCCTATGACAACCCCAACACCAGTGGACCACCCAGAATATGTGAAGCCACACTACCCAGAGGAAGAAGACGATGAGTTTAACTGAGAAGTGGCTAGAAGTATTTAATGATGAAGTAAAATCTGTAGAGGAACAATCAGGTATTCCATCGGCGGAGTGGAAGACAGCTGGTCGCAAGACCGCTGCTCGACCAGATGGAGAAGACCTATCGTTCTGGCAAAGCGATGGGCTCAAGCAGGTTGAGGCGTACCAGAAATGGTACGAGCAATCTGGTTGGAAAATTGCCACAATGCCTGACGGTCGTCCTGGAATCGAGTGGTCAGCAGATGTACATTTCGGAGGTACACCTGTTCGATTTATTGTAGATGCCATCTATCAAGTAGGGGAAGACTTGGTAATCGTGGACTACAAGACTGGTTCCAGGACACCGTTCGGTGTAATCCAGAATGGCTTGTATGCCAGTGGTATTGAAAAGATTTTTGGAGTACGTCCTAAGTGGGGCGCATTCTTTATGACTCGCAAAGGCGAGCTTGATGATTTGGTTGACCTGTCTCACCTCAGCATAGAATATTATGAACATGCATTTGCATCTATGAATCATGGTGTACTCAACGGTTGGTTCCCAACATTTGTTGGAGAAAACTGTAAGATGTGTAGCTACATGGACAAGTGTCCAGCATGGGGCTCAAAAGATTTCCCATTACAAATACCAACAACAGGGAAAGAAAAGGAGAGAAAGTAGATGACTGAATCTATGTTCTCGTATACAGGTAAGTTGAATTCAACTGACCTATTTACCGTCCGAGGTAATAGCGTTAGTGAATTCAGAGCTAACCTAAACGCAGCAGTCGAAGCAATCGCTGAGGCTGTGCAACTACAAGCATCACTCGCTGGTCGAGTTGCTGCACCTGCAGGAAATGCATACACACCTAACGCTGACCAAGCAATCCAGATGTTGCAGGATGCGGGTCTTAACCCACAGCCTGTAGTCGCTGGCACAACCCCACAATCAATCGAGGTTGTCAAAGATAAGTACGGTAACGAATGGACATATGGACATCCAGATGCGCCAGACCTACCAGACGGACGTGGCAAGTACGCCAAGAAGAAGGGCGGATCGAAGGCAGGCAAGGCTTACGTTGGTTGGTTTGACCCAGCCAAGGGACCGAAGCCTTTCAAGCCAGGCGTTACTGAAGCCGAAACTATTTGGGCTAAGTAATCATGCGTAGCCTATTGCAAGTAGTGGGTGTCGAATCACCAGCTGGTATTCAGTTACCAGAAATCCTACCTCAACTCACCGCCAGTCAAGTTACCTTTCGTCAAGCGCAATTGCATTTGATTGCAGGTCAACCAGGCGGAGGAAAGACACTACTTGCATTATGGTACGCGATTACATCTAAGGTTCCATCGCTCTACATATCAGCAGACTCTGACTCCAGAACAATTGCAACTCGTGCAGGTGCAATCATTATGGATAAGGAAGTCGCTAACGTAGAGAAGTTGATGGATACAGATGCGAGTGTTCTTCTTGAGGATGCTCTTGCTGACGGCGCGAGCCATGTTCGATTCGCCTTCGACCCAGCACCTTCTCTTCAAGATATCGAAGAGGAGATAGAAGCGTGGATTGAATTGCATGGCTCCGCCCCAGCAGCAGTATATGTAGATAACTTAATGAACGTCGCTGCAGCTAGCGACAATGAGTGGACTGCATTGCGTGATGCAATGTCAGCGTTTCACTATATGGCACGTGAGTATGAGTCAGCATTTATTGTGCTACACCATGTGTCCGAGAATGAAAGAATGTCTAAGCCAAACTATCCAGCACCACGCAAAGCGTTGATGGGTAAGGTTGCTGCTCTACCTGAATTGGTATTGAGCGTAGCGTTAGACAGTGGGGCAAACGCTTATCGCGTTGCCGTTGTTAAGAATCGTCATGGCAAGGCTGACCCTAATGCAGAGGAGTATGTAACACTGGCAGCAGAGGCTAGCAAGATGGCTCTCTATAATTCCTCAGCGGAGCTGTTCCGTCAAAGGACATTAAGTCAGTGGCAGTAGGCAACTCCGACTTTGATTTAGATTTTAGTTACGGTCATGAAGGCGAGCAGTTAGTAGAGCAGTTACTTACTAACGGCAAGACGGTAGAAGTTAAACGCGACCGCAAGTGGCACTCCACTGGTAACGTGTATGTAGAAGTTGAATGCTGGTATAGACGAAGCGAATCATGGGAACCATCAGGTGTGATGGTAAGCAAGGCAGATTACTGGGCATTCGTGTTAGAACATGCAGTGCTTATGATTCCAACTGGGCATGTGCTACATTGCGTACATAAAGTATAAAGTAATGAGGAAGCTTGGTGTTTCAAGGAGAAAGTCCTTGCGACATATTGTAGTTACTGACAGAGTTACGCTAGATTACTGGAAGAAAGTGTACAGTCAAATTACTAAACCATAAGGAGTAGCTTATGAATATGCCAGACTTATCCAAAGGTCTTTGTCGAGAAGTTGGTACAGAATTTTTTTACCCAGATTCTGAGAACGATAGCGATACATCTATATATGCTTTTGGTAAGAAGATTTGTTCTGGCTGTGAAGTAAAGCAGGCTTGCCTTGATTGGGCTGTTAAACACGAAGGTTATGGTTTGTGGGGTGGTACTACCCCGCGTGATAGAATGGCTATCCGTCGTACTCTTAATATAAAACTAGAGTCTATTATCCCAGGAGAATATGCATGACAACTAAAACATTTAAGTTCAAATTTACAATTGCGTATGGAAAGATATCTGGCTTTGGTTTGGGAATTAACATCAGTAAGTGGTGGACAACCATTGACCTTGGCTTCTGGTATATCGGAATCGAATACTAATGACAACTGCAGCTAAACGAAAAGGTTCACAGTACGAACGCGACGTAGTCAAATGGCTACGCCAGATGGGATACCCATGCGCTGAACGTGCATATGGTGCAGGTAGGCACGACGATGTCGGTGATATCGATGGCATCAATGGTGTAGTTATAGAATGCAAGAATGAAAAAGCAATTAGGATTCCTCAATACCTTCGGGAACTTGAGGATGAGATGACACACGCGGATGCGGAAACAGGTGTTGTCTTAATTAAGAAGCGTGGCACTTCTAATATCTCAGAGTCGTATGCAGTAATGCCTGCGGAACTCTGGGTCAATCTGCTAAAACAGGCAGGTTACAATGGACATCAGTGAGAAAGTGACAGTTACTCACAAAATGAAAAGAGGTAACTATGCGGTTAATGTTAACGATGAGCTTGGCGATGGCGATGGTGCTTGCATCACCAGCCGAAGCCAAGTCACCATTACTTACACAAGAAGTTCTTATGTCCAAGATGGACAAGGAAACGAAAGTGGAGTATGCGATAGCTCAGTTCGTAACCGACAGCAAGGAACGACTATGCGCCAAGCGCATAGCCTACAAGGAGAGCCGATACAACGAGGACTCACTCAACAAAAAGAGTGGGGCTCGTGGAACTTGGCAGTTACTGTGGGCTCAACCAGGTTGGTCGTTACTGAAACAAACACAGGAGGCACACGACTATGTGCTTCACAGATACGACACTTGGTGCGGAGCGTACAGGTTCCATCAGGAAAGGAATTGGTATTAGAAAATGAATCAGTCTGAGTTCCTTGAAGCAGTCTTTAATCATTACGGATTGACCTTGCCACTTGGCGGGGAGAAATCAATCCTGTGTCCTGTACATGATGACTCACGTAAGTCTGCTTCGGTCAACTCAGACAAGGGACTCTGGGTATGTTATGCGTGTAACGCAAGTGGTTCTGGTATACAGATAATCATGGGTCGTGAAAACTTAACATACCCAGAGGCTCGTTCATGGGCAGAGAAGAACATTGGTAAGGAGTCCAAGCAATCTGCACCATCACGTGGACGTAAGAAGTCAAGCGGACGTTGGACTCCACCTAGATTGCGAGTTGGCTAATGACAACTATCGTTGGTATCCAACAAGACAATGGCTGCATGTTAGTGGCTGACTCGCGTACAACTGCTGGCAATAGACCATACTCTCATCCAACAGTTACTAAGATTAAGAAACGTGGCAAGTGGCTTATCGCTGGCGCTGGTGATGTGCAACCATGTGATGTAGTGCAGCATGTGTGGAAACCACCAACCATTCCAGCTAACATTAAAGATGAATATCA